TACGCTTGAGGGGTGACTTGTACGGTTTTATATGTAACCTGCGCTAACGATTGCGATCCGCCCCCAAAAAAAATATTTTTTTCTAAAGATAGTCCGTCAGTATAATCATATACTTTTATATCGCCAGAATTGTTTATTGAGCCTGAAATTAAATTGTTTATTTTTAACGAGCCACTTGATCCTGCTTGAAGAGTTATCGTACTTCCTTCATATCTATCTATTTCAAGATCAATATATGCTGGTGAGTATATTCCAAGGTCAGTATTTCCCACATAAGAAATTTTTGCAATTAACTTGCCAATATTTGAAGATATATTTCCACCAGCTCCATTATTATAAATTTTTTCACAGTATAAATAAGACGTATTATCATTAACAACTTTAGAAACAATAACAGCACTAGAATTTCCAGTAATTTCTTTAAATGTAAAAGAGGCCTTTGCTCTAATTGACAAGGTTGTTCCAGTCAAGGCTGTTCGATGCAATAAGGCATTTGGTGCATAAATATGAATATAATCTGTTGTTGCTGAAATCAACTCATCATATATTCCAGAATCTATACAGTGAATGACAATTTGATTTGAAGATGTTGGGGTAAGCGCAATTGCCGCTGCGTAAGCCGCTCCAAACGTTAAAAATCTTTGCTCTATTCTTTTCCCAGCATTTAAGTCGCTTCCACCTTTTCCAACATATAAAATTTGCACTTCATCAGTTGGAGAGACTGTATTAAAAATTTCATTAATAGAGCCAACTATTGTTTTGTTAATAGTGTCTAAAGAAGTATTTCCAACATCTCCAAGCAAAATAGGCACTGTTACGTTATTATCCTTCAATCCATTTGCCTGCAGATTTATATTTCTTGGATTTACTGTCTTAACATCTGTTCCGTCATCAAAAAATATAACGTCAGACCCCAATAGAGTCCAGTTTGTATCATTCCAAATAATCTCATCTCCAGCCAAAAAGGTTTGTCCGGTATTTGTTTTTGTTGCATCGTTATCCGTTACTCCTGTCAATACTAAATATATATTTCCAAGCCTAACATCAATAAGCAAAGGGAAATCTTCCGGAAGATTAATAAATCCAGCAATAATCGGCTTTTTATTTGTTGCAATCATTGATTGTATTAATGTTCTTTGCATTTATTTTACCTCATTAAACAGCGTGTAAAGTTGGATGAACTATAATATCGCTTGTTTGAACAACAGGGTTGCCGCTTGCGTCAACCGTTTTAATTTTTAAACTATACGCAGACATAAAATCAAGGGCATAAATTTGAACGTTTCGAGGCAATGCGGTAGGATTGATTATTTCGTAATCATCCCCGTTGACATCAGACGCCAATTCAAATGCCCCAGATTGAGGATAAGTTTCGGTTAAAAATTTTAATTTTGCACCTAAAAGACCAGTTGGAAGGGCTAATTGAACAAGTGTTTTTGCCACCATTACAATTGAATTACTTTCGCTTTGTCCAATTAAAATTGTAAAGGATTCTATCCCTTCTTTTTGCCCCTCTCTTGCTTGTGATCTATATTTTGTTACTCCACTCATTTTAAAATCTCCTAATTTTTGTTGCTATAATAAAGCTATCTCTTGATTTATAGATATTATTTCAGCTTCAATATCTGCCATAAGCAATGGCAAAATCTCATCATCAAGATTTTGCTCAATTAATTGTTGTAATTTATCTTTTTTTAAATAAAGCTCTATTGCATTTAAAACTAATTTTTTATATTTTAAAATTCTTATGCTTTCAGTTTTTACCACCTTTTCTTCTTCTGTTTTTTCAATAAGCTCATCTTTTTCTCCGTCCCAAAGATACTCTGTAATTTCTTTATCCGGAAAATTTGAAATATTTTTTTTTGTTTGACCGTTTTTCAATTCAAGACAATCTTTTTCTGAAATAGAATAAATGCTTTTATCGCTATTTATAATTACAGTTTTCATTTATAATTTTCTCCTTTTATTTCCACGCCAAAACATTATAATAACCGCTTGAATATCCACCTGCTTTTGGGTACGTTCCAAGGTTAGTGTCATAGACTGAAGGCGGTGCAATTAGTGTTGTAGTGGTTATTTTAATATTTGTAACGTCTGAAATACATGTTGCGCCATAAGGCCCAGAAGGTCCGTTGCCATCGTTTGAAGTTGCAATTGTTGCCTCCCAAGTATCAGATAAAGCTCCTTTTAATCGTATTATATAAAAAGCAGGTTTGATTCCAAGACTATGCGGCAATATATATTCCGTAGTTGAAGCAACAGAAAAATATCCACTTTCATATCCGGGAGTTGGAAAAACCCCAGAGCCAGCCAGCAAAGAAACAAGTCCGTTTGTAACAGAAAAGTTAGCAGGATCAAAAGAAGCAAGCCCAACCGAAGTCGTTGTTGCTAGTGATTCGCCAGACCCTCCAAGCCTAAAATTTACTCCATCATAAAAAATTCTTAATAAGCTTCCCGCTACAATTTCGCCTCCGGCCAAAGGACTAACGCCGTCTCTTTGTAATATAGCTTTTGCCCCAAGCCCTGAAATATTTACAGTTGAAGCACCTGTGTTTGTATTTGTTGGCAAGAAATATGCTTCAAAACCATCAAAATATAAAACAACAGGAATTCTCGTAACAGGAGCAACGCTCAATACATAAGAATTTGCCGCACCTCCATCCGTATAGTAAGCGCCCGCTGCGCTATAAACGGCAATAGCTTGCGCTAATTGTATTATAGAGCCAGTTGTAAACGTCTGTCCAATGCTTGACACTACAGTTTTAAGCTCCGATGCTAAATTATTATATTCTGCCGCAGGTTCAACAGACACTCCGTCAACTTTTACTGGAAAATCTTGCATAATTTATGTCCTTTATTTTAAAGAATATATCTAAAAATAACCTTAACATTCGCTGGAACTAATCTATTAAATACACATTCAATAATATTATCATTTTCCGAACAAAAAGGAAAAGGAAATTTTGTTACTTCAAATGGGAAAACGCATAGTCCAAGTTCTTTTGGCAAATCAACAACAAGTAAAAATTTTGCTATTTTTGGGCTTGCAAAAATCCATGGAAACTCAAGAGGAAACTTACAAGCATCAAAGCCGGCCCTTATCCTTATATTTCCAATGTATCCAAACTTTGCAGCAAGGTCAATAAAATCTTGTATTGATACAACGCCATTCATACCTATTTTTATTAAAATATTTTTTCGTCTTGTCTCAAGATCAGGCGCAATACCTAAACACTGATCTGGAATCCCATATTCTTTTTCCCATCTTGAAATTAAATCCTCTGTAGTTTCAGGGTTCATTTCTAATAACAAAGCCTCTGCATCATCAGCAAATAATACAAAATTAAGAGCAATGGCATCTAAGAATTTATAGGAATTTTTGGATGGAACAAGTTTTGCCTGAAGAGCCTTGCCATCCGGCAAATATCCTGCGACAGCTTTATTTTTATTTGATTTTTTCCATCCATAAGAAAATTTTGTTTGCACGATTAAACATCCTTATAAAAAAATGTGGGAAGAGATGGATTCGAACCATCGAAGAAATCTCCTACAGATGTACAGTCTGTCCCAGTTGGCCACTTTGGTATCTTCCCACAAAAAATGGAGCTGACAATAAGACTTGAACTTATAACCTGCTGATTACAAATCAGCTGCTCTACCAATTGAGCTACGCCAGCTTATTTATTATACGTCTAAATATATTTATAAAAAATTCAACCAATCCAACAAATAAATCTTTCCATTGTTTTACAAAAATATCATCAATTATTGTAAGAAATTCTTTCATCAATTATTATGCAAAGGTAACGTTCCCAAGCACTCCTATTTCATTTGAAGCCACTATAATATCACCGGTTGGCGTTGTTAATGTAAAATCGTCTAAAATATCGCCTGTTGCCGTGTCTATTGTTGATAAAATAGCGCACTCATATTGTTTCTCAGAAATATCAAACCCTGGCATTGTTCTACTATTAAAAAATTCTATTAATTTATTTTGAATTGATGTTTTCATTGTTGCTGTATTTGGTGTAATGCTTGAAAAAGCGAAGTCAACAATTAAAGGCGTTGGTGCTAAAATAAAAACATCATCAATTGAAGTATTGGCAGGCAAGATTGACTTTTCTTCTGATGAGCCATATTGTATGTAATCCTTTGCTTGCTGTAGTTCTGAACCTGTTGGCAATACATTATTTTCTTTTAATATATAAATTGTAACCTGGCCAACGTCAGGAGTTATTCTATAAACAAAAACTCTTTCAACAAAAGCCAGCTCTTTTAACGTAACACTAATTTGAACAGGATTAAACAATGTTACTGGATTTTGTTGCTTTTCAATTAATCTTTCGCGTCCACTTTCCTCATCTTCAACATCAGAACCTCCAGATACTTCATCGTATGTTACTTTTGTAATATTATTTATACCAATAATTGGAGATAAAAGAGTCAGCTCTTCGTTTAGACTTAAATTTGTTTCAGCTCCTGCAACATCGCTTTCAATAGTTACAATAGCTCTATTTATAGTAAGCTCTATAGTTCCGGTTGCTGTTCCTGAACCAATGGTTTCAGTACTATATTGAAATGTTTGAGCGTCTATAATCGCAGTTATATTTTTTGATCCATTTAGCTCTGAGGGTGTTGCCCCTGCCACAACTATTGCGTCATCTAACACTAAATCGTGATTAGCAGTTGTGATAGCCGTTGCAATTCCAGACGCATAGGCTAAGGACGTAATAGAAAGATTATCTTCAATTATTGTTTTCTCTGTTAATGTTGAATATTGAATGCTGTTTGTATTTCCCGTTAATAATGTTCCTGCTGGAACAGCTATCCCAACAGTTCCATTTAAAGAAAGCTCTCCTTTAGCAGGCCTTGCTGGCAAAAGAAAGATTCCATTATTAGCCATTTTTCTAATTAGATAAATTCCATAGGTTGTGTCTGAAAAATAAGTATCAATAGATGCTGTTAATTGAAAATACATATCCCAAAAAGCCTCTGTAAATCCAGATAATAATGCTCTTATCCAACTTTGTTTTTTTTGAGGATTGCTTGTTGGCAAATTAGTCTTAACGTCCGCTAATAATTTATCATAAATTTGTTTTCTATTTGCAGGCGGTCTATACATTTATTATAACCTTTCTATTATTTCAACAACTCCATTTTGCCATAATTTAATATTATATTCTTTGACTGCATTATCTTCCACTATAAAATTTATATCAAGGTTTATTCCGTTTAGATGCAAGTCTCCTGTTATATCTATATTTTTTACTAAATTATCTTTTACAAACCATGCTAAACCATCTCTTGAAAAATCAATGGTATTATTTAATTGTTTTGTTGTATTTCTTCCATTCACAAGCCAGAGTTTACTTCCTGAAAATTCATCTGGTTCATTTTCAAACAAAAGCAAATCGCCAACAAAACCACGCCTACGCAATGGTTCTGAAACTTCACTTTCATCAGCTAGAGCATCAACGAACAATGACATAATTATATTGATATCAAAAGTATCGTCAACCTCAAAATCTCCGTCAGGCGTAATATGAATATCAAATATATTATCATCATCTTGCCTTAACTTTATGTCATGCGAATAATTCATAATTTTACTTTCATAATTTTTATTTTTATGTTATTATTAGTTTTCCCTTTTTGGTTGTGGTTTAGATAGGTTACCTGACTATTCGTAGCATCGTAACCTATCTTTTATTTTTATACAACAGGCCCTCCAGTGTCACTTCCGCCAGCAGTAACTCCGCTATGAACATGCGTCTTTAAGCTCACAGTATCTGCCACAATATCGCCTGTTGTATCGATCGAACCATTTACATGTATGTTTCCCACAATATTTATATTTCCGCCCTTAGCGGTTATGTTTATATCTTTATTTGACGTTATTGTTATATTTCCTTCTTTATCAAAATTTATTATAGAGCCAATTACAAAATTTCCGCATTCAAATTCTGTTTCTTTTAAATTTCTTGTTCTTGTCGCTGCCGATAATGGTATTATCATTCTATTTGCTTCATCATTATTTATCGTAAACATAAGCCCTATAGTGTCATTAGGTGGGCTTGCATGTATTCCATAAGGCTCACAAACGGCGACGTCTGCGAGCCTCTCAAGATACGTGACTCTTACGAGAGGATAGGCCTTGTCATCTTGTTGTTCTTGAACTGTTTTTGCTAATTTTATATTATCTTTCATTTTGTTAATCCTATTATTCTTTCTATGATAGCTTTTGCAGGAGTTTCTGCAACAATTTTTGTCATATCTTTTCCAAATTTATTATATAACTCCTCGTTATGCTCCGGGGAGGGTTCTAGCGTGTAAGCATCTCTTGCCACAAGGACAAGAGTTACTTGAATTCCATTTTCTATTGAAACTGAAAAATCAACGCTTTTTATTAACAAAATAGAATCTATATTCCAAAAATCATCTTTTACATACAATGCGATATTTGGCGCATAAAGAACATTTTCTTCTCCATCAACAAACATTCTATTTGTCGTGCATCTGTAAACCTTAGAGCGCGCTCTTCTTATATTTGCTTCCCATTTTGCGCGATCTTTATTAGTTGTTGATTCAGAAGAAGTCTCATTAGCAAATTCTAAATATCTTGTATTTCTAATTTCACTATCAATAGCCTCGCCAATTGTTGACTCCATTTCAACAAGTCCAGCTCCATCATCTTCTGTTAAAGCAGAAACACTTGGATTACCTTGCGATTTGCAAATATATCTATAAAATCTTTCGGAATTATCATAACTTATATTTGCACTTATAATGTTATTCTTTTTCCCATTTATTTCATTTAATAATACTCCATCTAAATATTTCATTCCAGCCCTAATTATAACTATATCACCGTATCCATCGGTTGTTATTAAAACTCCTTTTTTTCTACAATATTTTTCTATAAATTCAAACATATTTTCGCCAACCTTTGCGGATACAGACTCATTCAATGGAAGAATCGGATCGTCAATTATTCCTGCCGCTTTTTTTTCTAAAGCAATATCTTTTTCTTTTTTATCTTTTTGACGATCTAATTCCGCTAATTTTTTAAGAAACTCTGCGCTAACTTTTGGTTTTTTTTTATTACTTGCGACCTCTTCAATTATAAGTTTTCGGCCTGATAAATTAAATACATTAATAAATCCTAAATTTCCTTCTGCAAGAACATTTCCAATTAAATCAACTAATTTAATTGGAGTTTTAAAGTCTATGTTTCCCTGTATTGTACTATCAATAATATCACATGTTCTATCTCTCCCAGAAACAGAAATTGAATGATTATCAATAGAATGAGAGCCATTCATGGCTTCAATATATCCGGTTAATAATGGCACATTTTTAACTATGACTTGACATTCATCATTAACTTTAAATGGAACTCTTCGATCTTTACTAGTACTCATTGAAAATGAAAATGTTCCACATAAATCTTCAATTGATTTGCTATAATATATGTCTGTAAAACCTTGATACAATTCTCCGTTAACTTTTAAATAAATATCCTTAATCATTAGTTAGAACCTTTATGTTACCTTCATAAATCACAGGGGAAATATTATTATTTAAATTATAGAGCTTTTTATAATCCTCTGTGGTTCCATAAAGTTGATAACAAATTTGCGCTAAATGATTTGCTGGTGTTTCTTTTTCTATAACGCGCCTAACCTCTTGAGCCTCAAAAAACTTTGTTATTTCACTTCTTAACACATTGATTTGAGATATTATCTCAGAAGGCATATTTGGAGCTACAAATTTATATTGAGCCTCTAATTTTTGTTCATAAAATTTTAATTCTATATCTGTTTCAAAATTAACTAAGATGATACTATTGTATGATAAGCCGAGTGCAATAATATTTATATAATTAGAAATTAATCTATAATTAGAATTAATAATTTTTGACTCAACGCTTAGCTCAGGTTTTATAACCTGCTGTCCTCCGAAAAGATACAAAGATGCGTATAAAGTGATCGAATCAATGGGGTCATCCGCTAAATTATCTAAATTAGAAATAACATTATCAAGATTATCTGCAAGAGTTTGTCCGTCAGAGCTACTTGCTACAATATTTTCAGCAAATTGCTCAAGGCCATAATCATAAACAGACTCTAATTTTTTACTCAAAGAAACTAACGTTTTAATATTTTCAAAGTTTTGGTTTAATGATTGCAAAGTTCCTATTGTTGCCTTGAATGAATCCGGCAAAAAAGAAACAAAGTTAAAATTTCCAGAAATAATATTTTTATATGACTCTTTTAATTGTGAAAACAAATTATTAATTTTTGAAAGATTATTTAATGAAGCAACAGGATATAAATATGAAGACATCTTTTGAAAAGTAACAGAAAAAGACGCAATACCAAGCTTAGTGTCATTTTCTGTCAGCGTAACCTTATCGACAACAGAGCATTGTATGCGCCCATCGTATGGATGAATTAAAATTCCAGAACCTTCTGAGTTTAGTGTATTTTTTAATGAATTTCTCTTTTGAATATAATCAGAGTCAACGCTATGAATATAAATATCTAATGAAAAAACATCTTCCGCCTGACCTAAAAATTCAACTTCTGTTCTGCCACTATTAGGATATTGATGTGTTATTGTTTTTTGTCCAAATGAAATAGAAGAGTTTTTAACTAAAAATTCAACTCCTTTAAAAGAAGCTTTTTGTAGGTTGTCTAATAAACTCATTTTAATATTCCGCCATATTAGTGCCTAGCCTAAAGCCATGTCCCTTTTTCGTAGTTACAATTTTTTTGACAACCCCTTTCGCTGCATTTATATTTATATCCATTGCTCCTTCAAATTTATTCTCAGATAACGATTTAACTTTACCTCCAAATAATCCTTTTAATTTATCAACTCCAGATGTAACTAGTTTTAATGGGCTTTTTGCCAAAGATTGTACCTTTAGGATTGAATCCTCTACTTTTTTTAACGTATTAAGAATATATCTAAATGGTGATGTAATTATTGATTGTAATTTTAATATAATATCAATTACATTTTTAATCCATGAATATGCAGTTAGAAAACCACTCTTAACTGCCAATCCAAATCCAACCATTGTCGCCCATGCGTCATTAAAACCACTCTTTAAAGCATCAAAATATTTTATTATATTAAAAATAGCAAGCCCAAGAGCAACAATCACACCCCCCAAAGCTAAAAATAACGGAAGGCCAACCGTTCCTATAACGCCAACAAGCATTCCAAAGCCTGAAATCAACAGTCCAACCATAACAATTAGTGGGCCCATTACAGCTACAGAGGTCGCAATAATAACAGCCCATTTTTTTTGGACAGGAGATAATTTATTAAGCCATTTAATCATTTCTCCTAAGTTTTTAATAAAAGGAACAAGTCCTTGATAAATTATATCTCCAATTGATTCTAGCATGTCCATAAAATCATTTTTTAACTGTGTGAGCCCACCAGTCCCAACAGAAGCCGCCGCTGCTGCTGATCCTCCGTATTGGGTTTCTAATTCTTTTAAAATCATACGTTGAGATTCTAAAGCATGCCCATGTTTCCATAAAGTTTTTATTTGTTCCGATTGTTCTTCACTGAATTGAATTCCAGCGCGTCCCAAAGCTCCAAGATTAGCAACTGGGTCGTTTAGAGCTTTGCCTAGCATGATTGATGTTGACGTTAAATCCGCAACTCCCCCACTGGCGGCCGCCAGTCTTGTGGACACATCTAAAACAACTTGTTGCGTTCTATCAAAAGCTTCTCCTGCTATATTAGTAAATGTCAACAGCTGAGCAGTTACGCCTCCAAGAATGGTTTCATCTCCAAAAAGAGTTTCTGTTTGCATTTTTTTTGCCGCTACAGTTAATTGCTCTAGTGTTCTTGCTGCAGCTCCGCCTGTACTTTCAAGCCCAACGCGAACCTGCTCAACAGCTAAGGCTTGTTGATTAAAATTTCGCAAGGCTAATACCCCCATGGCTGTTAATGGAGCAGTTAGATAAAGAGACATTCCACGCCCCACTTTTCTAAACTTTTCACCCATTTTTTTTGTGCTTTCACCAATAGCTTTTAACTTCTTATTGAATTTATCCATTGAGGACATTGATTTTTTCATAGCTGATGCCATTTTATTAAAGGCGGGGCTAAATTTATCTATAATTGTAAATATATATTCAATAGAATTATTTGACATTATTAAATTACCCCTCTTCCTCTTCGCTAAGCCTTACGGCTACATCATATATTTCTAAAATCTCAGGTATTGATAATCTTTCCGCATATTCAAAAGACATTCCTCCTTTAAAAAAACGACATAGCGTTCCTACAATATAATTATAGCTATGTCTCTGTTCTGTTAAACATCCTGGGAAGAAGCAATAAAATTTAAGATATAGTTTATTAATATTTTTTTTAAATCAACATAAGGAATATCATCAAACATTTTACCTGTTAATGATTCTGTGTCGTCAATTTTACAAGTCGCTAGATGGGGATGCAAAGTAAATATTTTTTTCAAGGCTTCGAAACATTTACTTATGTCTCCGTTTGAAATAATATACCACACACTATTTTCTTTTTCAATTTGTGTTGTCACTTTCTCAATTTTTTCTCTTTCTGGATCCCTTTCTTTGTTAGCAAAAATAGGAACACAAATATTTGTACCAACGCTATATTCTTTTTCAAGAACCGCAATAAATTGCCTGTGAATTCCGCAAGGAGCTTTTATTGTAATCTTTTTTGCGACAGCAGGCTCTCCTCCCTTAGTGTTAATATACGACCATTCCAATTTAAATTCATATTCAAAAAAGCTTACCACATTAGCCTCATTAGTTTCATTCATAAAATTCTCCTTTTAAGTTGTTTTTTTTTAGATTGACAATAAATAATCTTATCTTTCTTTAGAAATGAGTTACTTAGATAAATAATTTTATAATAATTATTAGCAAAGGTTGCAGAAACAAAATGCGAATCTTCATTAGCCTCATTAGTTCCATTCATAAAACTCTCCTTTTAAGTTGTTATTTTTTTATATTGACAATAAATAATCTTATCTTTCTTTAGAAATGAGTTACTTAGATAAATAATTTTATAATAATTATTAGCAAAGGTTGCAGAAACAAAATGCGAATCTTCATTATTACATTTGTTTATATAAATCATTGAATTGGACGACCTTTAAATTCAAGGTTAGCCTGTCCATCATTCCCAAAGGAAAGCTCAGGGTCATTTACTAGCGCAACGTCTAAAATAACAATATTTTTATCTGCCGAGTTAATTGTTACAACGTTATTAGCATGATTGTCTTTTGCTTCCAAAATTTTATCGATATTTTCTGCTGTTGTAAATACAGCGCATTTAAATTGTGCGACTTTTTCCTCTACATTTTCAGAATAAACCATTTCGACAGCGCCATTACCTACTGACTGAGCATTGAGATTAGACGAGCCCCTGCCTGGCATCAAATTTACAGAATTGCCCACCACTTTAAGAATGGTATTGTTAAGTTCTATTGTTGGCGCATAAATTATATTTCTTGCCATTTTTAATTTCTCCTGTTTTTTATGTTATTGAAAAGGTTGTTCTTAATTTAACAAGAATATTTCGCAACTGAACAACAATTGGAAAGCTTTCTGTTGCTGTTATTTTTCCTTCAATCATATTAATTGCTACGATTAAATTTTTAGTAACAAAGTCAACAGCCTCTTTTCCAGCGGGAACAAGGGCAAAATCAGAAAGATCAATATAATATTTTACTAATCTTCCTTTAAAAATGACATCATTTGTCATTGTGAATGTTCCGTTAACATTACCTTGTGTTAGTCT